CTGCCCATATTTGATAGTATCCAAAATCAGCTATGGTAAATCTTTGGTTTATACTAGCTTTCGTAAAGACAGATGTCAAACTATAATCACTATTTACCTTACTAATTGTAAGGGTTCCAGCTGCATATCTTGAGAAATATAGACCTGTATCGGTAAGTGCCAGATCATGAATTTTGATAAGTTGTGGGAGTGGCCAGCTAACTGCTGGTGCACCGCTAATAGGATATACTATAAGAGGCGGCACCTCCAGGCCAGCCACTCCACACCTTGAATTATACAGTTCAGTTGCATATCCAGAGTTGCGAGGTGTATTTGTATCTGGACGAAGACCCTTGGTGAAATCAGATAATGTCTGTGCAAACTCTCTCATCTTATTCCTCAATCATCTCTCGCTCAACAGGTGATAAAAGCTCAATGTCAGAAACATCAACTTTTCTCTTGATAGGCATCTCAGGTTCTAAAACAAGGCCCCAATATATTCCAGAAGCTTTTGTGTTAATAGAGACAGTTATCCGACTATCAACAGCGATCTTGAAGTTGCTAAAGGTAGTAATATCTAGTTTCTTCGACATGAACTTTTTGCTTATAACAGTTCCATCTATTTGCCGAGACTCTATATAAAATTCTAGAGTATTCTTTTTGAGAAACTCCTCATCTTCCAACTTCTCAATAAACAAAGAGACCTTTGTAACAAAGCCTGACACTGGAAGCATACTGCGAATAATAACTCCATTATCATCCTTATCACAGTACCCCACAATCACTATAGGAGTCAGTGGAGCCACAATACTTCTGGCAGCAATCCTACGTTCGAGCTGCTTTAACGCCTGATTTGCACTTGCAAACTTCTCTTCGTTAGTATTACCTCTTATGATATCTGTCCCCATGTTTTCAGCTCCATACTGGTAATCCCAGTTATTTCTTCCTCGACAATATCCTTATCAAGGCCATCAGTTATTTCTGTAATAGATGCCTTCCAATCCTTTGCCCCCTCACTATTCCTATATGAAAGCTCCATCATGAAGGCAGCTGCAAAAATTAAAAGAAGTTCATTAGTTTCAGTCCAGTATGACTTATCGGCATCAGCAGATAAAGCATCAGTATAGAATAGTCCATGTACTTCAAGTGTATACTTTCCAGAGGCATCAATAGGGGGCCTCAGTAAAATAGCATTGTAAGTTTCGTGACTGGTCAGCTTCATATCTTCAACTGCCCATGCCTGATTCAACCCAGATGCAGATAGATCTTTAGGGTATGGCCTAATTACAATAGGTGCATAGTACTCAGGCGGCCCCGCTGTTAGACTCGCAGTTGGCCTATCATAAGCTGCTCTTAAATCGGCAGCGGTCTCAGTATTCAACTTATAACGGTAGTTAGCATCATAAAGCCAGACTTCCTTAAATGCTCTAACATTCGCCAGTGGGACGATAACTTGTCCCGCAGTTAGATTCACGAAATGCCTAGCTTCACCCTTCCCTTTACTAAATAATCTATCTAAATATTTCTGTCCTTCATTGATGAAAAAGCCAGCATCAAACGCCGCTGCAGGATCAGCTAAGTCAGCCCTACCAGTGATTTCAATGAATTTAGCTTTTACTAGTGAAAACTGAGACATTTCATTCACCACCCTTTGTTCAAATATTTAATCATAGACACAAGGCTGGCAGTCTTCTTAGACCGCCAGCCATCTTACGACAATTTACGACAACAGCTTACGACAAGTCGTTGTCTTTGCCAACACCATCCAGTACCATGAAGGTATCAGGATGCCACAATTCAAGACCGCACTCAGTCAAGAACTCTTCATTAGTCGCGTCAACTCTTGAGGAGTTGGTTCCAGGGCCTGCCTGCTTCGCCTCACCTTCACCATAGAAAGTGGTGTCAGTAATGAACCTATAAACTAGGTTCTTGGGTTCACAGAGAACTACCGCATTACGAGTGGTTACTTCCTGGCTCATCAGAGGATGGGTCTTCAGATAAATGCTACCAAAGGGCGTGACCCACTCAGTAACTTTAATTCCATAGACCGTCTCACGAGGTTGCAGGTTAATATGACCACCACTCCGTGCCAGTTGATTAAGGCCCAACAGAGCACCAGAGCCGCAGAGAGCCAGTTTTTCAGCAGAGCCGTACCTGAAAACTAACTCTAAGAAGGCGTCCAACCAAACTTCGCCACCGCCAGCTTCATCCCAGTCCTTACCAGTGTAGGTGGTATTTAGGCGATAGTCGTTGTAGTTGGCGACTACGTTATCCCTAACGAAGCTGATTAAGCCCTGAGTCGTTCGTGAAGGCTTTCCAGTACCGATATCAGTTCCAAGAGCTTCACTTGAAACACCAAACAGGAACGCTTTCTCCATCTCAATACCGTGCAGCTCAAGGGCTTCACGTTTCATCTCTTTGTAAGCGTCACCAGTTCTTAACCGAGTTTCACGAGCAGTACGCGTGATGCTTAGAGGCGTTCTGAAGATCTGAGTGAAGTTGGTATACTTCACTGGGTCATAATTCAAAGCGGTAGGCATAGCCGCGCCTTCCGCATTGACATTGCCAGCGACCATGATGCGGTCACAACTTGATAAGTTGTGGCTGGAAGTGGTACGAATATCAAAACTATTATCATCGTCTTCCAACAGTTTGACAGTTAGATATGAAAGTGAACCATTCACAGTTCGAGCTGTAACCTGCGCATTCACAGTCATGTAGGAATCAGTAGAGCATCGTAGAAGAACCTGATGCCCAATCCTAAACTCAGCGATCGTCGCAGCAGCCATCTTAACATAGAGTGCCGTACCCTGAACTACAGTAGCACCAACTGCAGGCTCTACATAGGTATCTTCATATTCATGAGTCCCACCTAAATCGGAGTTTGTGTATACTTTAGTAACTGCCCCAGCCTGTTCCGGTAACTTCTTCGTCCACCAGTAGAACTGAGGATCGTTTACTTTCTCATTTTTCATTTTAGACAGCAATGCTGTCAAGGGCACCATCCCATTAGGATACAGGAAAAGGATCAGTTCTCTCCATGATTTAGGTCTCTGATCGGTTGCCCAGGAACCAGTTCCCCTAGTTCCCAAAAAAGAATCAGCCATTTTAAATCTCCCTCTTTTTGATATGCCCCTGAATAGCCCAGAGGCGAGGCACTCTCTTATGAATTAGCTTTGTTTAAAATTTTAAACAAAGCTACGCAGTAGGTTCTTCTACTACACTGATGATATAGGGCTTACTTGGGTCTAGAGGCCCAAAAATAATGATAGCTCCAGCTATAGCATCATCATATGCTGCCTTTGCATTAGACTTATCTACAAAGACAGTCACTACATTTGAAGCCCCATCAATCTGTTTTCTCATAGTCACTCTATATTTTGGCATAGCTACACCTCTTAAGTGATAGCAATTAGTGGAATACCATACTGTTGAGTACCAATTAGCACTTTCAGATATGGTACATTTGCTACTGTTACACTGCAGCCACTTGATACAAAAGGCTCAAGTGCAGCCATTGTAGAATCAAAATATATCAGCTGACTCCATCCACTAGATGTCGTTCTAAAGCCAGCCCAGGCCTTCGGCTTGCTCCCACCAGTCGTGCTATAAATGGTATACTCAAGAGCGCCAGTTGCATTAACACCATATAACTGGTTATCCAACCATATAGGAGCAACAGTTGCACTTGCATTGATAGTACTACCATCAATAGCAGTGACTTTAAACCAGCCCCCAAACATTAGACCACTGGCCGGTATATGTGATCCAGTATTAAATAACTGAGCAATGAACTCACAGCCCTTGACATTTGCAGGTCCAGTTGCATCTGCATGAACCTCGGCAAGGCCAGCAATAGGAATTATTCCCTTTGTACCAGTCGTCTTTAGGCAGGCAAAAACTGCTCGATCATAGCTCGATCCATCCGCTGAGGTTTCCATATACAGTCTAATTAGGCCAGACTGTGCCTCAACTGCATGTGCTAAAGGCACGTCATAAGTTCCACACCTAATAAGGCATGGTCCAGCAGACCCTGTCGGTACGTAGGTAATACCTGAGAAGTCAATCACGTTACCCACAAAAGCGCCGCTAAAGCCAATACCAGTCGTCAGTGTACCAGTATTTTCTATCCTGATACCATAGTCTACAGTTGCCGCACCCCACTGTGTCAAAAGCAGAAGTGCAGATAGTCCACTAGAAAGTGCAACTCCTCTCACTGAGTTTCCCCAAAGTGAAGCTATATACTTAGCAGCTGTCAGTGTGCCCCCAACACAGGAGCCAACTTCACCATATGCACCGACTACACAAACGCCAGTTCCACTCAATATGCCAGCTACATTTGCAGAGAACGCTCCACCAACAAGCCAACTTGAAGTTGCTAAAGCTCCAGATAGCGTCTTTGCTGAATCCAGATAAGCAACACCAAGGATAGCTCTCAACACACCAGTTCCACTTGCAGCCATATGAAAGTGAGATGCAATCCCGTCCATACTTCCAATAGTATCCTTGAACTCACCTTTGAACTCATTGGCTACAACCTGGTCAGTTGCAAGTGTACTTGACGCTGCCAGCTGATGACAGTGGGCTTTAATAGTCGGCCCAGTATTTGCAGCTTTATTAATATATAAAGCTGTACCTGTGACTGAGGTATACGCAATCCTCAAGTTTCCATCGAACTGTAGTGCCCCATCATACACACCTTTCTTAAAAAAGCTATAAAGCTTTCTATCCAAACTAGCTCCGACTCCCATTTTACTCCTCCTCAAGATAGCCGAACCGCCTTAACAGCGTCGGCAAAACTAAATTAAATCCGCGATTTCTTTCTCCAACGCAGTTTCAACAGGCGCTGGTTCTTGTGGAGTTCGCGCTCCACCTTTTTTAGGCGGCTGTGCAGGTCCCTTAACAGGTTGCACTACTGCCTCTTTCAACCCAATCCTCTTCCTCACTTCTTTTGGAAGTTCTTCAAACAACTTTGCCAACGTCCAGTCAGGATTCTTTCCACTCAGATCATTAGATACATAGCCAACAAACTCTTTATTGTCTTTCAGATCATCATTGTCTTTATAAAAGGCACTGGCTAGTGTCTGAACTTCCATCTGCGCTTTTATAGTGTTATTGATAACCTGCGGCAGCGTCTTTAAAATTGTCTGTACTGCATGTGTACTTACGCGCCCCATTACTTCTGCCATAACCTCAGGCTTCTCAAAAGCAGCTTCATACTCTGCCCTGTCTTTAAAAAAGCCTAAACTAAAAGCTGTATCAGCAGGTTTTGCAGGCTCTGCAGGCTTCACTGGTTCAGCAGGTTTCGCTGCTGATAATGCCTTCACCTGATCAATGAGAGTCTTAACCTGATCTGTCAAAGTTGCAATCGCTACATCTTTCTCATCTTTAACAGGCTCTACCACTGCAGGTTCAACTGGCTTAACTGGCTCTGCTGGTTTAGCTGGCTCAGCAGGCTTAACAGGGTCAGCTACAACAGGTTCTACTTTCGCTGGTTCCGCTGCCACAGGAGCATAATCACTGAAGATTTCCCCAATCTGATCAACCTGACTAACAACTACACTATCACTTCCATCTTTATCTGCCATCTTCCTCTCCCTCTTCTATCGTAGATAATTCTTCATAGCGGTCTAAAAGAAACTTTGGAAGCTCTTTTAAGTACCGTAATTCCCCTAGTTTGGCCCTTGTAGAAGCCACACGCCTTATATCAATCCAGACGTCTTCATTTGGACTCTCATACTCTAACTCTTCTGTATTCAGAGCAATCCTCTCACTAATGATGTCTTTGAGATCAGCCCATACACTTGATCTTAAAAATTCTTCTAGCCCAGCCTTACTCGACTTGAGTGCCACCCTGTCCTCCCATCCCTTGCCCAACTGGAACAAGGTTCCCCTGTTTTACTTGATTTAAAACTTGCTGAGTCTGCATCATTTGAACATTAGCGCCTCCGCCTTTTCTGACGAAGTCATTAACATTCTTAGCACCCATCATTCTCGCTAAATGCTTAAAAACTCTAACCATATCAAATCCAGCTCCTACAGCTGGCTGAGTCGCTAAAATCTGAAATAGAGTAGTCCATGATTCTGTTCTCTCACCTACATCAACACTTCCATCATGGATGACAGTATCATAATTGATATCTATCATTGTAGGATCGACTTTCATACCCCTATCTGTCTGCCCATATTCTTCTGCCAACTCCTGTTGATACCTACCCATTGTACTGACATAAGTGGGCATAGTCATCAACTGCTGTGTATGACTGGCAAACATATATGCTAGATCATACATATTCATCATACTGCAAATTCTCGCAGTCTTTGCCAGTCGTGACAATGCAGACATCCTCGAATCCCTTGCTTCAGTTGCACTTCGCCGCTCACCACTTGACCGCATAATTCCCATCAAACTATCAACTGCAGCCGAAGTTCGCTGCATCAAATCTATTACATGTGGAGCGTCCTGGCTGATATGACTCCTTGTTATATCGTTTACATTCAACTGTGCAACTGCATCTTTCACACCTCGACCCCAGGCAGCACGTCTCATTCTAATAAGTTTGCCAGGCTCTGGGTCTTTCAAATCTTCCATATTAATGAGGAAGGGATCAACTATCAACATATCATTGATAGCCTTACGAATGTTAGTCACGTGACTTGAAAATAGGAAGTCAAGAACATTCTGCATCCCATAAATCAACTCCATCCGACCAATAGGTGCAACTGAATATCCATCGAAATCAGGGGCAAAGATACAAGTTGGAAATAGATCATGGTCTAATCCAAGTTGCTTGGCATAAATAACAATCTGATCAGCGCCAACTCCAAATAGCCACTTTTCAGGAATCTCTGAATCCCCTAACTGCCAGTCAGGATCATTAGGAACAAGTTTCATATACATCCAGACAACATCAACTGGATTCGTAGACGAATGAATATCCAAAGTTCTTGTGCTGATATTCTGTTTCTTATCTCTCGCAGATTGCTCAGTCCCAAACCAGGAACTAGTTCCATCAACTCCCTTTAGATATCGTACATTAAAAAAGTCGTTGGAGTTTTGAGCTTCCAATTCGAGGAGGGACATATAATTAGTGCGATCAATATAGCCAACAAACTCACCCTCCTGCACCTTATGAATTGGTACAGTTACATCTGGTAGATAAAGATAGGGATCAATATTCTCAAGACGATTACCTTCAAATAATCTCTTCCTTGTCCTTGCCTTAGTTCCATCTGGCAATCGCTCAGTTTTATACCCCCACTGCTCACCCCAAATAGGACAGACTGCCCCAAATCCATATGCTAATCCATCTCTAAACTGTGTATGCAACGCTAGTCCAACTTTATTCTTGATAGTCTGCAGCTCAATAACTTTTTCGAGCATAATTGCCCCAATAGTGTCATCACTCGTTACACCTTCATACCTAAACATAGGGAGATCCAAGAAAGCCGTTACGAGGTAGGTGAGGAGTGTCTCCATCGTGGCGTAAGTGTAGGGGACTACGATAGAAACGGGCTTTCTCGGATCTCTTGCCTTTAAAGCTTTCTCTTTTTCATCAAGTGGAATATATGCCGTAAGTGTCTGATCAACCAAGTTCCAATCAGCATGTTTGCGCTTCATGATATTATAACTATCCTGCGCACGCCTGATCACTGCATTTTTAATCCTTTCATGCAATTCAGAACCAGGGCGCAGATCAAGTTCAACACCCTTATCAATCTTTGGATAAGTATATGCAATACTTCCAGATCGTGCATCAATAGCTGCATAATCTGTTTGAGAAGGAACTGGTAAATTAACTGGCATTTTAAATCCTACCTTTGTTCAAATTGTTAAACATAGTTAATAATATTAGTCCGTTGTTTTCGTCCGTGGCTCAATTCCTTATTTCTATTTCGGTGGTTCTTCTTTCGGTTGGGCGATGGTGCCCATCAAAACTTCTTGTTTAAATTTATAGAGTTCGTCCAGAGCCTTCCCTGGAATCGTCATGGAATCCAGGAGTTCTAAAATTATTTTCTTTTGTTTTTCAGTATCAAAGATCATAAATCCCCCTCTTTGTTTTTATGCTGAAGTTCCTCAATCTGCATCATACACTTTTGGAGTGCACCGTACATTGCAGCAAATATTTGATCTACATCAAGAGTCAAGCAATCCTTAATCACTTCTCCCGTTGGAAGAATAAAAGGAACTACCGGAGTAGCTTTTGCGAAAAACGGCCTTACATCTTCTGCTACCCAGCCCAGTTTATTCCTGTCATTTGCCTGTTCAGGACTGAAAACATCGTCTCTCAACGTATACCGTTTGAGAGGAATATTTTTGACTATCTCCCAACATCGATCAAGGTCAGCAAGTTTTATGTCCTTCTTGAGCCGACTGTCGGATGGGTTTGACCACGTACTTCCAGAGGCTTTCTGCCCAACACTACCCGACAACTCAAATTGAACCGTTGGAGCCATTCCGATGCCGACGTTGCCGTTTCCTTTTATTCTGACCCTTTCCTCTGTGGTCTCACCAGCACCGCCAAAATCAATCTTGAAAATTAAATCATCTGTTGCGGGGTCCCGCCCTATGATGTTACTGTGGCTAACCTTGCCTACAAAGCTTATGCCCGACCCGTCACTGGCAGTGTTCGCTTGTATCTTAATTCCAGGAAACTGATTCACATCGGTATCATAACTTGCGCCAGTAGTTATAATATGCAACTTTGCCTCAGGCGCCGTCGTCCCGATGCCCACGTTGCCACTGCTTAAAATTGACATTAACTCAGATATACCCGCAGTTGAACCCGCAGTTCTCCCAAAAAATCCAAAAAGAGACGACCCTGCTCTTGTCTCAACCCTAAATAACCCACCCTGAACAGCTGATGTATAGGCCCCACCAAAACGATTAACTGAGTCTTCATTAATACCAAAATTAACTATTTTGCTATCGACCTCTGACACAATACCACCATAACAAGTCTTTGTTGCTTCTCTTGGGCTGATGACTCCTTGAACATCAAGCGTAACGGTCGGTGTCGCCGTCCCGATGCCAACTTTGCAATTACTAAAACTAATAAAATCCGTAGTCTCATCATCAAATTGAATCAATCCCTTGCCAGATCCAAGACCGATTGTGCCTGCGTCTGGGACGATGGTAGATGCTGGCAGGGTGACGGTATTATCGAAAACTACTGTATGCGCTCCAACATGTTCTCCGATGTGATTCGCGAGAATAGTGGTGGTGTGGAGAGTTGTGAAGTTGCCCTGATCGAATGTTGGACTAAGACTCGTTCCTAAGTCCGCTGCAACCATTGCCCTAAAGGTCGGAGCCAAAACCGCACCGGAAACTGGGCCAGCAAAGAGAAGGTTGGGTGATTGGGTGTCCAGACTCAATGCCTGAGTCGAAAGTCCAAGAAGCACGTCGGCAGAAACAGCCAAAGTTACAGCATCATGTCCCCCCGCTGCTACCCAACTCGGATTAGCTTCATGTCCACCAGATTGCAGAACCTGTCCAGCATTGCCATGTGCTAATGCAGCAGGAGTAGCTACACCACTCGCATATATAATATCTCCCTGCTCAGTCAGTAATGACTTTACTATAACTGAGGTTTCATATGCAATCTTCTTCCAAGTAACTGCCATTATTCACTACCTCTCTGCCTTCTTCGCTTCCAAAAGTTGTTTCAGCCTTGCTGAAATCATCTCCAGCACAGTGATAATTTCTGGCGGAGTCAGTTCTACCTGATCGATTAGTTCAGTAATGGTATTACTAAACTCCGCCATGATTTCCCAAGTCTGCTGCGGTATATCTCTCATCTTATGCAGCCACTGAACAAACGTGAAGAGTCAACTCACCAGTTGCCCAACAAAGTTGACCCAATGCAACGCCACTACTAGGTAATGCAGCTTGATTAGTAACAGTCATAACTACTAAATCCGTTGCCTGCTGGAGATCAAAGTCAACTGCGCCACTTGGCACACTGTGACTATTCAGTGTATGAGCTACAGGTGCTGGAATATTTATCCAGGCCGGAACATCTGTAGCTACATTAAGGAGTTGAGTATTCGTCCCAATACCCAACCTTGCAGGCGTACTTGCGCTACTTGCATAAATAATATCACCCTTTGTAGTTAGAAGAGCCTTCGTAATTACGTCAGTTTCATATGCCAGTTTTTTCCAAGTTACAGCCATCTCAATCCCCCCTTTAATTAGTTTCTTTAATAATTACAGTATATTTATCAGGCTCAATGAGGAACTGAGGATCTTTTAACTCAGCAGTTACAACTGGAGCCTGCCCCTTTTCAATATCTCCACCAATATAAAGTGTAGTCTTTTCTCCCTTTAACCAGATTGTCAACTTCATAATCTCTCCTTATTCTGTTGCTACATAAACATGATCGTCATCTGAGGCATAAAACATAGTCCCTTCAGGGCCAGTTGAGGCTGCCTTTGGAACTAGTTGAATCTCACCTACATGTGCCTCTAACCACGCTAATAAAGCTGTCCCAAGAGTTTTACTTTGTGTTACACTTGGAATAATATTTCTCTCAGCTACAACAACATTAGTTCCATTCTCCACAATAGCAGAATCAACAGGCAACTTAGTAGTGGCATCCGCCTTCAATACTGTATTGGCAGTACCATCTACATCCATTCGCCTAATAAGTTCAATATCATCTACTGGAACATCTGTGCAGTATGCTTGTGAAAATAAGGCTGCCCTAAGTGGATAAGTAGTATAAGGTGCAGGATACCAGTATATCCACTTTCCCTCAGCGATAGAGTACTCACCTGCGTATGCATCATCATATAGTATAGGTCCAAGTTGCCCATACCACAGTTCGCGCTCAGCCACTTCTTTTATTGTCCTTTAAGTGCCTTACCAGCATTTTCAAGAGCTTTACGCCAGCCAGCTTTGGGTGCACCAGCATCTGCTTCTGGATTAGGAGCAGGTTCATTCACTTTACCAGTGTTTGTACCTTTTGAAAAAGTGCTAAACCGCTCCCGTCTTTTTATTTCCGCCTCAATTAATTTCTCTTCGTCAGTAGGCATTTTAACTTATCTCTATTGTTACTATATTAGCTGCATTTGGATCACCATTGGTAGCAACTCCAGACGTACAGGCAATCACTAATCCTAAGGTAAACTTCATATTACAGAGCCCGCGGACGGTCTGAGTAACTGTCTGTTGTCCACCGCCTCTAGGAATTCCTATTGCAGCTTTATGAACTGTAGTTCCGACATTTACATCACTTGCAGCTGCTGCATCAAAAAACTGAATATAAGCTGCTGCATTTCCAGGATTATAGATATGATACCCTTTTATCTTAGTTTTCCCAGTCTTCACCAAAACTGCCGTTGCAGCTAGTGCATCATTTTGATATGTCTCACCAATAAGAGCCATTTGTCACCTCTAATATTTCTGCCAGATATTATTACAGCCTTCACATAATACTTTCAACCATATACCTCTTGTTCTCATTTCTCCTGCATCTCCACACTTCTCGCAGATGCAAGCTGACTCTGCCTCAGCTGTATCAACTATATCAAACGCTGTATCAGAGCCTACTCCTATATAAAATCGAAGCGTTCCATACTTTTCCTTTACTTGCACAGCAACAACATGCTCTTCACTAAGATTTTTAGAGAGTCTCCATAAGAGATCAAACCAGCCATCGTCGCACTCAAAGCCGAAACACATTAGTGTCTGAGTCGGCGGCAAACTATAGCCAGCATACAAGCCAGGAAATGATTTAAATAACGCTTCTGTTTTTTCAGGACTCATCTTAGTATTTGTCAGGATTATCGAATTTTGGATTAGTTGGAGGAGAATGATGCTTCGCCGGCTTTCCAGTAGGCTTCCATCCATGTTCTACCGCATTTAGTAGATTCATCTGAGCCTGAGCATTTGCCTTCGTTCCGTGCTTCATATGCACTCCACGAGGCCCCTTCACTTTATATCCATCTACTTTAGTCATTACTTCTGGCATTTTCATTCACCTTTGTTCAAAACATTAAACATAGTTATTAAGCATTGCGCCAGCCTTCAAAAGGCTCATCATCAGGCGGAACTTCATAATCTTCTTCCTTATTCTCTATTGAGGCAAATTCCTTCTCAGTTGCCTTTTCATCCTTTGCAAAAAAATATCTCTCACCCTTCTCCAGTAGTGGAACAATATACGCAAGAGCATCCATACAGTCCCATCTCTTACTTCTCGGATAAGACATCAACTGCGCTTCTAGTCCACCACAGGCAGTTGCATTATGATAAATCTCACCTTGCCGATAAAAAGGAAGTAAACCCGAAACACGCTCTTCCTTACTTGCCCTCGCAGACAGTGGAACCAACTCCAAATTTAATCCCCTCTTCTTCATTGCATTCTCAAGAGGATAACTAATAAATTCATGCAGTGATGTTTCTTCGTATCCGAGAACTCTTGCCTTCAACTTCACGCACATATTTAGAGAGTGTGTAATAAACTCGTCTGGGTGGTAATTGCCAGCATCTATATCCAGGACGAGGATTTTATTTCCTGCCAAATCTAATCCAACTCCTACCGCCGCACTTTCATCACTTGTTGACTTAGTAGTTTTTGCAGGATCCATTATAACTACCGTCTCCTGAACATTCTTCAAATCATCTTGACTATAATACTTAAAGTATTCCGCTTTGAACTTTGCATCTTCTTTAGCAACCGGCAAATTCCTATATTCTCTAAAGAGAGTACCAAGCATCTTCTGCTTTCTATAGGTCTCTACCAACTTTCGAATAGAGTCATCATCCATAAACTCTGGCCAGTTTGATTTATAGTTATCATCAAATAGTTCAAGAAGGACTGGATGCCAGTTTGGGTCTTCTAACAAATTCGCGAGTAGCGAATCTTCATGTAGTAGAGTTCCTACAACAACGATCTTCCAATCCTTCTTCGACCTATCAACACTATTCATGACATCGGCAAAGAACCACTCTTTTAACTTCGTCCTTTGCTCTTCACTCTTCACACTCTCACTATCTTCAATGTCATCTCCAAAAATTAAATCAGGTCTAAAATCACCAAAGAGAAGACCACGAATCTGTTGTCCACTGCCTCTCGGCATAACCATAGTGCCAGTCTCAGTGATCCACTGATCCTGACTAAATGAGGAACTTTTCATAGGGCCGAACAATCTAGCTATAGTCGTATTTGACAGTAGCTCCCGCTTTAAATTCTCACCTTGTAAGACGGCCTGCGATGCCGTGCAGCTGACCGGGACAATAAACTTTTTCTCGCGGAATACAATCTTGCCAGCCTCATAAGCCATGCCAAGACTGGTTTTGCCGTATCCACGAGGGGCAGCAATTACTACCTGCTGCAAACTTGGATCATCCAGCACTTTGAAGATCTTTTCATGATCCTTACTAAATGTACGAGTGAAGCGATTTGGAAACATTACTCTCGCAGTTACCCTTGTACTACCAATGCAGTCAAGGAGGATCTTCTGAATCTCAGGTGATCTGATATCAGTCTTATCGTCCACCATTAACCTGCTTTTTGTCGTAGCTTCTCATCCCTGCCAGACCTAGCATCCCAAGTAATAAAGTCATAAGTTCGCCCATATCTAAGGCAGGTAAAATAACAGTCACATGAAATGTGCCTAAAATAAATGCTAGGAAGGGTTGAAGCATATAATGATAACCCAACGCTGATCCACAGATCCAACCGATATAAGGACGCCAACCTGCAACCCACCAGGATGCACTCTTGGATTCCTCGAGATTGATAGCCTGTTGCCCTTTTAAAAGGTCGATCACCTGCTGATCGCCATTTGTAGCTAACTCTGCTAATCGTATCTTGGCCTTCTCAGCTTCATCCTTATCTGGCCATATCTTATCGATAACTCCGCCGAGAAGATTCATCCCAGCAGTAATTGGATCTAGTCCTGCCATTATATCTCCCTTACCTCTAAGATAATAACTTCCTGTAGCAGATCACGTCTATTATCAACATGAATCCACAGATTCCCCTTACTTGTTTTTCCCAACTCAATCCGCCTAAATCGACGAATTAAGTCAATCACCATGATGAACATCTCATGTGAATTACTACACTCTAAATCTGCAGCATGACACAAATAGTCGTCAGCGAAGGGAAGGTGTGCAGAATTAACCTTCCCTCCGACCGACTTATTATGTGCTTCACAACGACAACCACAGTTGATAGGAAGTGGAATTCCTATTGCCTGCCTTGCCTGCTGCAGATTATCAACCAGATCTCGATCAATCCTATCCAACCCACAACCACACTTACAAGCAAATTCAGATCTTGAAAAATTGTAACTTAAGTCGCCCACTATCGTAGACCTTTCTCACTCTTATCATGTGGAGCATGAGGGACATGGATACCATAGTTCTGGATATGAGTATCTATCTTCTTCTCGATAGTATCTAACTGAACACATACCCTACCAACTATCCCATCCAACTTTGCAGATCCACTATATAGAGTCACTGCGCCCACAATAGCTGCGACTATCAAAAGCTCCCCAACTCGTAAAAGAGCATCACTAATTTTACCACCGTAATGCTCGTGGAGAGCCTTTCCAAAATTAGACACCTAAGGCCTCCATCTCTTCTTCGATTAGAAAGCCGATTGCAACAATCTCTTCAACTGTGCTTTCAACCTTCTCAAACCATTCCAACTTCAGTGGATAGATTTCGACCTCAACATCTTTCTCTGCCAGCTCTTTATATTCCTTCCAGAAGGTTTCCATCGTCTCTTCAACCAACTTAACACTCATTCCATCTGGAGCCATCACAATATTGCCAGCTTCATCATGCTCTGCATAAGTCTTAAAAAGACCTTGTTTTGCTTCGACGAATGGCTGATAGACTTTGCCGACTGTGTCAATATCTCTCCGCAGCCAATATGAAGCTTTAAAAGGGAGCTTCTCCCCAACCAGTTGTCTTAGAATAACAAATGCCCTATCCAGCTGACCCAACTTAACTAAAACTTTCTTTCCGCCTTGCATACCTACCTCCGTTCTTCTTTATGCAGTGAAATATCTGCAGTTTTCTCTATAAGATTAGTGCCCCCACCATGAATCTTATAGTTGTTATTTTTAAGTATATCTTCAATCTGATGTCTAACTCTTGGCTCTATTGACCAACTAAACTTTACCCACAAAGTCTTCTCACTCATACCTACCTCCGTTTATAAACTAGATTCTGCCAGTTCCCCTTCAACTACTTGACCAGATTCCCTTGCTCTCTTCTTCATATCTTCAATTTCTTCAGTAGTGAAATGCGCGTGCAGGAATCTGCCCTCAATAACCTTAGGCGGCGCATACCCAGCACGATCCATAGCATCCATTGCTATTACTATCTGATTCTTCTCAGAGTCAGATTCTCTCATGATCTTCTGAAGCATTTGAAAAGCTTCAGGTGCGAAGCGTTTGATCTCCACTGCTAAATCAAGGGCTTCTGCATCCCTTGCCCCTCTCATCACTTCCAGCCTGCGCTTGACAAGTTCAGAGTTGGCAGTGTAAGAAACCATCACAGGAGTAACACCTAATGTCTCTGCAATCTTAACTGGCTGCCATCCTAGCAAAAGGAGACGAAGGATCTCATGATGAATATCCCACAACTTCTGAATCTGATATTTCCTGCCCTCGATATTGAACCGCTTATCCACGTTTAATCTTCCGTATTTTAAGAATACAACCTACTGGGATTCCTGTCAAAGTACAAAACCGTTCACCCTCAGCATGCACCGACTGTGCTAAAACAATCTGCCTTTTGCTTTCATGTACTACATACCCCACAGTCTTGTTAATTGCAGAAGTTGCACACAAATCTGCTAGGGCACAATCCTCCCAGCCTTCATCATTACTCCAAGCGTCCTGCCAGGTTATTTCAATAAGTGTTCCTTCAGTTTTCATTATACATATCATACCATATTTTTGCAATCTTTGCAACGAAATAATTGACACATCCTATAACTTAACCCTATGATTTCTGAAGGTGGAATGCACAATTTGTTTGTGGGCATATCTATATTTTCTACCAGTATTAGTAGTATCTTACAGTTTAAGGCAGTACCTATGTTTGGGATTTTGAACATAGGTATTATTAGCGCGTTTCGCGCTATGGGTAGGATTTTGAACATAGCTATATGTACGAAAATGGTCAATTATAGATACTTGCAAATTTGGGAGAAGAGCCTGCGCCGCTAGGCGCCCTACGTAGACCACCCAAGCCGGGGGCCAAACCCAAGGACTTGACATTGCCCTCGAGTTGTGGTATAATGAGTTTGAAATAAAGGACAAATGAAACGAGGACTTGACAAACCACCACTTTTGTGGTATAATGAGTGAAAAATAGGGAGTAGGTAAGCAGCCGAATGACCTCAGCCGTATGGGGGATGATGAAATGGACGCGCTGCCACTGGGCGAAACCTAAAAATACTGAATGTCGACTTTGTGGGTTAGACACCTACATCAACCAAATTAAGTGGAGGTGTCAATCATGGACTTAAATGAGAAACTCACAGGCGTAGTCAGAAGTATTTCTGCCAGCATCGCCCCTGGACTCGATGCTGAGGCAAAGTCCCAATCCAAAACGTTCGACCTTGAATTTGACCTCTCGAATTGCAGCATTGAGGATGTAATTGATCTCGCATTACGCCCCAGAAGGATAACATGGCAGAATGCAAACCGATACAATAAAAAACTGGCCGAACTCGGCTCAATAGTGCGGATTGTAGTGAAACCCATTGGAATAAGGGAAACTAAGGAAGTTTCAGTAGACGATATGATTAAAAGGGCGAACAGACTATCGCCCGAAAAACGAGCGGAATTCGCCGCTAAACTGGCCGGTCTAATGGCCGAAAACGAGTAACAAAATACTGGGTGTCTGATCCATAAAGTCGATATTCAAACAACTTCTGTATCGTTGTATCGTTATATACGTGTATCCTCCCCCCCATTTGTGCATGGTATGTGAGCATAGGGCGCACATGGCGTGGTGTAGGTGTCTTTCTTAAAAAAAAAAAATAAAAAAAGAAACACCTACACAACCACAACTACACACCATATGTGTAACTGTGCTCACGGGTTTGTGGGATGGGGCGGGGGAGGATACAACGATAAAGCGATAAATAGATACTTGTATCTAACTATGTTCAAAATAATGAACATACTTAAATTGAAAGGAGGTGACACCAATGACAGTGGTCAGGGCGATTCACCATGAATCTATGCAGCAGTTGGCATATCTAATTGTCAACACTGCACCTGTCAAAGCAAAAGGATTCAAAATAGGCAAGCGCTTGTCAACCCAGTGCATTTTGGTTGCCTACGAAAAATTCCACAATATGCTGGGATTCAAAAGCCTAAATGAATTGGCACAACTACTTGACAACTACTCCCAATTTGTGATATAATGATCGTGAAAATAAGGAATAATGATGGCAAACCTGAGGTGTCAGCAATAAAGCACACACTCATAATATCGTCTTTGCCTATGGCTGACGACAAATGGCTTCTACGCTGCGCCTCAGTTACCTGTGTTCAAAATATTAAACATAGAGGAGGTAAAAGATGGCAAGGATAGGGAATGAAGCACGCCTGATCCTGAAACTAGTCAGGGAGCGAGTGCATTCTGATTTAGGGCGCAATCTTCAGGCAGAAATAACTTGGAGAATGCAAGTAGGTAACCGCTTTGAGACTATTACTCCACAGGCTGCCCTCGAAATTGGCTATTACAAAGCGATCAGTGACTATGACGAAGTCATTCAGAAGTTGCTCACTGAATTGGAGGCAAAATGAAAAATGCTACAAAGGTGGAGGTAGTAAAATGAAAGATGGCTGTTATGGCTATCCATCTGCACAGAAGAAGATTCATTGGAGACACTGCCCAATCTGTCTCAGGACGTGGGGACTGTTGCCTTATAAAGGCTGCCCAATCTGTGGTACATCTTTAAAAGAGGGTGAAGTGCCTAAACCGGTCTTTAAGCCGTATAAAGGAGAATAAAGTGCAGAGAGTGGAGATAGCAGTAAGAATAATCCTCGAAGAACTCAAGTATGGGCGCTTCAGTAGGCATGAACTTGAGCTCATCAGAATATTTGCAGAGAAGATAATAAATGAAGCTGATTGTTGTAGATGCTTCTGACAAGCGCAACATCAGGATGTTTGAAGAAGCAAGCAAACTTCTGAAGAAAAGAGGGTAACTTATAACTACGTTCAAATATATAAACAAAGGGAGGCAAAGTGGACAAGAGAGTAAATGCAGTAATCAGAAGGATTAAAGCTGAACGACTGAATAGATATGCAGTTAACCACTTCCATTGTGGCTGCCATATTATAGAATCAGCGCCCGGACTTGTAGATATCACCCACTCTCATTTCTGTGAAGAGTCTGGTAACACCTGCAAATATGCAGGTGTTTATCGTTCTTATCTTTTAGAAGAAACCTTCACACTTGAAGAGCGACAGTCAGACTATGGAAGGCTCCGGCATGAAGTATAAGTATATTGACATTGTAGTTGGCCCGTCAGGTACTTGCTATGTCGATCTTGTAAGGATGAGCTTGGCAGAGTTTAAAAAGGCACTCCCTGAATACAAAAGCCTCAGGCGAAAATTCAGAGTATTTCCGCAGTGCAGCTATGTGACTCAGGATCAGCTGGACGCCTACAAAAATTTAGTAGGCAAAGGAGTAAAAGATGATCCACTCATTTTTTAAAGGATGGCTATTTGGAGCAGGCCTCACCATCGCAGTCCTAACAATTTTAGGCTGGGTTTACATGATACTACAGTGGTGCAGACCTCTCACGACTTTGCGAGGTATGCCAACATGAACTACAAAGGTATCTTAACAGAGGAAGCAGTTGTTCAATTCAGAAAAGAAGGTGCCACATTTGTCCTCCTTTCTGTTTTCAACGATAGAGATTTGATTAGAGAGCTAGAGGTTCGACTAGTAGATGAAGGAAGAATCTTCTGCATTGCAGGAAAGAATAGTCGGGCAGAAGCTGGTCTCGCGAAGGAATTTGTTGCAGACACGTTAGGCGGCAAGAAGTGGTATCCATTCCACACAGTCTACCTGATGAGCGGGCATAAGGCAGAAACTGTTGTGAAGGATATTGCAGACTTCCTTGAAATCAAGCCTATAGAGCTCGAGTGGGCTTTCATAATTGATAAGCCTACTTGACAACTCAGCATTTTTATGGTACAATGTGGTTCAACAATCAAGGGGACTATGAAGAAAATCCATATACAATGTAGAACATCACTATTGAAACTTGCAACAGTTGCTCGAGGTATGCATAAAGCAGGTTTGCATATCAGCCGGCCTTCTGATATACTCGACATTGCTCTTGATGCAGCTCAAAAGCTCTTTAGCGCAGAGTCTTTTGATAGAGAAGAAGAGGCCGAAGATTATCTTTACACTGCAGGCTTCCACTCTCTAGCAGATAAAGAAAGACGGACAATGCTACTAGATCTTCTCGGCAAGAAGAAGAATTCACGTGATAAACTAGAAGACCTCATTGAGCAGACAAGGCGAGGCCTAAGCATAACTAATGAGATAAAGGAGATGTTCAATGAAACACCTATGTCAGAAGTGCGGGAGGTGGGTTCCGAAGAAGTACCAAAAGTCTCATAAGAAACTATGTTCAAAATCATAAACATAGTGGAGTAAAGTATGCGATATGCAAGATTACAGTGGATTGCAAATGCTATTGAGTATGATCGTCTGACCACCGCTGAAGCGAAGGCCTTTTATAACTTTGTTGAGAAGTTCATGCAGGACAGAGCCACAAAAGGCGCAGAAGAAAAACTGGAACATCTGTTTGCAGAAGTCCAGTGGAGAGAAGATAAGGAGGCGGTGCTGAATCCAAGTATCCCAACTCGTGAAGAATTGGCCTTTTGGGACAGAAAACTTGAAGCATCGTCAGACCAAGCGTGTACACGCTAATCATAATAGGAGGTAGGATTTTATGGAAGTAACAGCGACCGTTCCCAAGCTGGACAATCTAGAAGTGGTAGCAGACGTGACTCTCGGTGCAGACCTTGATGAAGCTGTTGCCCTCACCAGCAAAGAGATCGTCTATAGCATTTATTTAGCTGAGGCGATTATCAAAGCACAGGCTATAATGCGAGCATTAGCCTTGAAAGGTAAGACTGCGGAAGAGATTAAGGAAGTTATGGGTGACTGGAAACCAGGCGCGAGTCGTATTACTGGTGAAGCTAGTCTCGGCTCCCTCTTGAAGAAATTCGAGAAGCTGTCTCCTGACAAGCAGAAAGAGTTGATCGCCAAGTTGCTGGCATCCTCAAGTGATGAAAACGAGGCAGTGGAATAACCTAGCCCCTTACTAAGCTTGTAAAACATACAAACTGGGTTAGGCACGGTAGCCCCTGCAGACTAAAAAAGTCTTGCAGGGAGCTACCTTTTTAAGGGGAGGAGGTCATATGTTGATGTTCCACGAGATGAAGTATTTGACAACAGGTACCCTAGTTGCTGCAGTAATCTTACTCTCAACAGCGTTTACTATGTCAATGATTGATCTTAAATACTCAAAGGCAAAGATTAAAGAATTGCAGACTCAGGCAGCGAAACCTCAGCCCCAGCCTAAAGATAAAAGAATGGAGATTTCGGCTGCTTGGGTTGCTCGACACTCTGAAAGGATAAGTGAGGTTGCTGCTAAACACGTTGCAGATGAAGTCTTTAAGTATCCTAACCCAATTCTCATACTTTCTCTGATTGAGGCCGAGTCCGAATTTACCCCCACTGCTATATCTAATGCTGGAGCGATAGGTCTTGGGCAGATCATGTACTATATCCACAAGAAAGACTTAGCCGACCTTGGTATTGCAAAACGGAAAGATTTGTTTGACATAGAGAAGAATATCAAGGCAACCTCTTTCATTTTGCAGATGATGCTGATCAGAAATAACAGTGATGTAACAAAGGCTCTCCATTCATACCTCGGCGGGAAAGATGGCAAGTATGTCAGCAGAATCTTTTCAAATTATGTTCAGTTGTCGATGGAGATCGAAGGTGGAAAGTCATGAGAGACTTAGGAACAGTGAATCTGTACTACGAAAAGGTGAAGGTGACGGCGTACCTAAAAGACTTCAATGGTACACCGCACTTAGCAAAGGTTAACTTTATTAGATTGTTTGACGCTGCCCGTAGTCTCTACATTGGGGGCTACACCTTTATTGATGCCTATCCATGGGACGGGGGG